TGCCAATAGGTGCATCATTATCAATAGCATCGTTTATTTCTTTTTTAACGTGTTGTAAGTTTAATACAGCATCATCAGCACCGGTAAATTCTGCTTGCTTAATAGCTTCATCAATTTGTTTATTAAGTTCTAATTGGCTAAATGCGCCCTTAGGGGTATTGCTGTCTTTACGCCGAGTTACAACAATATAGTCACGCGCTAACAAAGATTTGCCTAATTCATTAGAAATATTTGCAGCTTGAGTAGCAGGCCCTGCACCATAGAAAGCTACCATGTTTTGAGCTTTAGCAGCTTTAGAGAGATCTTCCCAAGTTAAATCAGAAGGCAAACGACCTAAATTTTTGAATCTAGGATCAGAAATGGCATCTTGAGCCATTAAATCATAGAGGCGGTTCTTTTGTGGGGTGGCTGTTACGTTAGATAATTCCGCTAGTTCACGGTTTTTTGTAGATAATGCAATTATCTGCGCACCACTTGCACTTGCATCAATTTCTATAGGTAGCGAAGTCCTGTATTCTTTTAGAGCTAAGCGCATTGAAAATGTGGTAGGATCTACTTTAGTGTTTAAATCTCTATTTTCAATACGGTTTACGTGTTGTGTTATTCGTGTATACTCAAGCGCAAGCCTTAAAATTTTAGGGTGTTCTTCCGCATCTAAACCTGTAAGTAACGGACTTTCTAAAGTTTCACGTATTCTGCGATCTCTTTGCGTAGTGCTCTGTATCAACGTACCTAATTTTATCAATTCTTCATGATTGTTATCAACTACTTGAAAACGCCCTTTATTTGTCAAAGCTTGCTGAGTTGGCCCTATTAAACTGCCAATTTGCTCTTGCATAGCAAACCAACCATCTTCTCCTAATGAAGAAGATTGTGCAGTATTTAAAAAGGGACGTACAAATTCGCCACCAGTAGGGGTTAAAAACCCTCTAGCATAAATACGGCCTCGACTATCTATTTGATGCGGATTAGTAAACGATTTACCGCGATCTGCGTGCCAGCGGACTGTCTGTAACAAACCTACGCCTTGATCCCCACGTTGTAAAACAACCTTACGAACACCATTGAGTTCATCGTATTTTTTAACTCTACCGCGAGGATCTCTAAAGTGTGCAACGTCTAGCATAAAATTTGCATACTCAGAATCAACTTTCCAAGCGGTTTTGTTAGCCCAGTTGATTTCATCAGCAAGTTTTTTATTAATCTGTAATTTATCGTAATATTGATTAGCACGGCGCGTAATCACAGAATCGTTAGTTTTAAAGCCACCGCGCGTTTTATAAAATTTTTCTCCCGGAGTAATTATCAACTCTTTGTTGCGATCAACAATTCCCATACGGCGTGAAATGTTTAAACGCCTATTTACAGTTTGGGCCTCTCGCAAATCTTTGTTTAAGATGGTGACTTCTCGGCTCACCGTATCGCGCCAAGAGCCATCGGGCCGCCCAGTTTCAGCGTCCGTAACTGCCCTACGGGTAGTCCCGCGAGATAGCACACGAATATCGCCACGATCTTGTAATTGCTTTAACAGTAAAGACCCCTGTTTATGGTAAGTTTTTAAACTGGGCTCACCTAAAAGGTGGTGTTTAATACTAGGTTCAAAAGGATGATCTTTATAAATTTGTTTACCCATCTGGATAGCTAATAAGTCATAATCAGTGCTCTCACCCTTAGCCAAGATTTCAAAAGCATTTGATAAAGATTGTATTGCAGGCTCATCGTAATCATTGCTTAAGAGCTTATCTCTGGCTCTAGAATAAGCAGCTTTTAAAGACCAATCTTGCAGTATAAACTCTTGTTTAAAAGCATCTAAGTTTAGAGTTTCAATTATTTTTTGCGCTGCTTTATCAGACCAACTCGCAGTCGGTTTACCCTGTATAAAGTTTAAAGCCGCCTCTCCTCCAGGTTGTTTTTTAAACCAAGCTTCCGCCTTTTTAGATAATTTTTTAGGTTTTTTAACTGGATTGGTAAAGTATAACCGTAACGGAGCTTTACCACCGTAAAAGGCGCTTCTAGCTAAATCTCTACCTTGGCGCTGTGCCCATTCGTTGCCAAATTGTAAATCTTTTATATAGCTATCATTAAGCTCTTCAAAAGAATACCAGCGCCCTTCAATAAAAACTGCCGCTTCTTGCGTTTTAGCACCTAATTCTGCAAACTGTCTGGCATTAGTCCTAGACCTACGATCTAAAATCCTTGATACGTTAACTACAGAATTCTTCAGCTCGTCTTTTATGACGGCATCAAAATTGTCCCAGGGTTGCCTGTAAGAAGGCCTGCCTTTATCGTAATAACGTTCAAAATTCAAACGTAAATTTTCAAGTACAGCAGTTTGCTGGTTTACTGAGACTTTGTCATCTAACGAAGCTACAAAATCGCGTATATACTCTTTTTCACGCGTCCGTAAAATTTTAGAATTATTAAGAAAATCAAGACGTTCTTGATAAACATTAAAATCAGGATCGTACAAGTAACTGTTTTTAACCTCGCCAGTTATACTGTCAACGTATTGCGTTCGGTTGGGGTCTAGCCCGCTATTTGCCCGTGTGCGAGAAGAACTTTTACCGGCTAAAGAAGTCCCTTTATAATCTGTAATTGATAAGGGGCTATTTACTTTAGTAGCTTCTGTAATATAAAAATCTCTTAAATCATCAGTCAAATCTTTTTGTTTAACTAACTCATCGGGTGTACTTGCTTTTACTGGAAACTCTTCTTGTCCTGCTGCAACCCTGCGGTTAGTAAACACTCTAGTAGCCAGGTTGTTTAATCTTCGAAGAATTTGAGCTGAAATACTTTTACCGGTTTGCGTAAAAAATTCATCTACTTTTAACTGCCCCTTGTCAAACAGGTCAACTTTGTAGTCATCAAAATCAAAATATTTTAACTTTATGTCATGCGATTGGCGGCGTAACCAATTACCGTAACCTTCTTTAGCAATTTCCCTACCGTCTAAAAGATCGCGCTCTTTTTTAGAAAGATTCTTTAACACTGTTTTCTTTACTTGCCTGCTTTCTGTCTTAATCAGCTCAGCATAGCTTTTAGCTATTGGAACAATCGTAGATCGGCAGCGCCAATGCAACGGTGGGATGTGTTCGTTATCTGTGATAGGGTAAACTTTACCGTCATGGTAAGAACAAATTGCAGAAGTGCGAGAATCTAAAATAGCTACGTACTGGTAAGCCTTCAAGAGATCTCGGTTAGCTTTCATCACTTCTGCTTGCGTAGCGTTAGACGTACGCGTGATTGCTGTCCTAACTAAAGCAGTAGCTTGATTTTGAGAAATATTAACAGTCTTAGCTACTTGCTCAGCAATCTCTTGAGTCTCTAAACCTTTAATTTGCCCACGATTAACGATACTTTGAATGCGCGCGCCTTCTTTTTCACCGATAGCCGCAAAATGCTGTTCAATGTTGCGATCTCCTTGGATGTTAGGGCCGACTATCTTTTCAATTGCAGGGTTAACTCTAGGCGATCTAACGTTAGTCACTTTACCTATTGACTTGTGCAGATTACTAACGTGAAAAGACATCTGAAGGGCACCGTATTCAGTTAAATGCCCTTTAGTTGTTGAGGTCACTTCTCTAATAAAGCGTTGGCTTTCTCTAGCAAATTCACGCTTAGGCGCTTTGGCAACGGCTAGTTTTTTAACTGTTCGCCTATGTTGATTAATAATCTTTTTAACGTCTGTTTGAACGGTATTTTCATATAAGCGGCTAGACGCGGCATTGTCTACTAAACGGTTGTATAGGGTCTCATTAACACCCTGTATTTGGCTCATTTATGCAGCTCATTACAAAAAATTTGGATTATAAAAGTCTTCTTCAGCGGTAAGATTTATAGCTTTATCTGCTTTTTTAGCCGTTAAAACTTCTGTTGCCTTGGGGCTATAAGCTAGCTTACTAAAGGCTACAGTATATTTATTGCCATTGTCATCAATAACTAGCGCTTTGTCAGTACTCAAATTGAATTTAATCACGGTAACTTTTTTGTCAGCGATAAACATTTCTGAGATTTTACGACTCATCGTCACCTTCCTCTTCATTATTATCAGTCTGGTTAGCTAAACGCTCAGCCCGTCTTAACAGTTCTTCAAAAGACTGTTCAGTGCTACCTCCTTCAACGCCACCGGTTATGAAGGGGTCTTCCATGATCTCTTGTTGCCCCTTTTCATCGTCGTAGTCGCTGGGGATCATCTCGTTAGCTTTCATCATGTCTAGCCATACAGAACGTGGAATCTTACCGCCGTCATAGAACTCAGTAATAAGCCGCAACCAATCTTGACCTAACGGTACAGGATTGAAATCTGGAGAAAGGTTGAAATAAATGTCCTCGGCTGCATAATCTGTACCATAACGCCAATTAAGCATCCAAGAAAAAATGCTGCGCATTGTTTGTGAGATCAACGTGTTTAACGTAGACAACTGCGCGGTCATGTGAGCATTCTTAATGGCTAACGCAGTACCCGATTGATCCCTGACATCTGGCGCTAAGATACGAATACCCATTCTAGCAATTTCACTGACTGTATTATTAATAGCGGTTTCCATGTCACCCAGCGCATCCGTGGGGGTGTCTAGGATGCTTATAGATTCTCCCGCGCGCACCCGCAACCAAGAGCCCAATCCTGCTTGCGCTAATTTTTGTAAATCTTCATCAAGCATGTCTGAAGAAATAACTGGCGTAAAGGTAGCTGCGCCATACATCAAGTGATTGCGGCGACTAACTTTATTGTACAACGCGGCTTCCCGGTCTACTAGCGGCATTAAAATAGGCTCTGCCCCGTGCAAGCTCCCGTTTAGTGGAGCAATAGGCAGTATTTTTAACGGCTCTCCAAAAGCTTGCGGCACCTCTGTTTTAACTAATTCAAACGTATCAGTAGTTGTTTGGTAGTATTGTTCGTATTCGCCACTAGATACTTGCGGCCTAGCATCGCTATTTTCAAAAACGCGTATTTGGTAATAACCCTCAGAGTTTAATTCATGCACCCAAACGGTATCTACTAGCGTTGGATGGAACTCACTCTCATCGTAACGTTCTACGTATTGGCGTACAACTACCATTTGTAACCCTGTACGCCCCGTAACAGGGCTAACGCCCGTTCGCCAGTTGATTACACTCTCAGCATTGTACAAAATTGGGTAAGGCTTTAAATTTTCTCGTTCTTCTGGAGTAACTTCACGATTAACAAAAGGATAGTTGACCGCAACCCAAGCCCTAGAGGTTGTAATTTCTTCTTCAAGAGCGTAGTCTAACCAGCCTAGTAAACTTTCGTGGTCAGCAGAAAAATCATGAATAAGCCAGTTAGCTGCCCCTTCAGGCGCATCTTTAGGTAATTTCAATTCAGGCCGTTTACGCAGTAGCCCCGCAACTAAAACCCGCAAATATTGCGAACAAAGGTTGGGCAACTCTGCCTCTGACCTATAAAACAAGTATTGCTGGGGCGTCATATTAGGGCTAAAAGGGATAAGGATGTTGCTAAAGAACACGTTGTCTAGTTCGTTATCAGCAGTTTTAGTTGCAAACTCTCCGCCTAGAATAGCCCGCGCTTTCTTATAAAAGGGCAGCAAGCTTTCGTAGCGGTAATTAGGATCTCCTACCGACTTAGCCTGCGCACTCTGGGTCTGAACTTGTAATTGCATTATAAATTACCTTTTAAAGCAGTCGGTGAGGCGTAGCAAAAGCGCTAGAACCTCCCGCGCGCACTGGGAACAAGTACTCCATAGCGTAACGAATACCGTCTGAAAAATGCTCTATGTTCTGAGTTTTGTCAATTTTAGCAATTTCAGTGCTACGCTCTTCCCACACGGTACGCTCTAAAGATCTAATGGTGTGCATACACCGGGGATGGACAGCCAATTCCATGTCACCCCTAGCACTTTTAATTTTAGCGTTTACTGCTGCAACACTGTCAACAATGGGCGGATTTTTAGCTCTTGCTTGCGTGATAATGCCAGCCGCTTCAAGAATATTAAAATCAGATTTACCTATTGTCCCTTGAGTCTGCCCACGACGCCCTGTAGGGTCTGGGTAAGCAATAACACGATGACCTTTGTCTAAGTAACGTACTTTAAGTATTTCAACCAGCTCATCTGTGTTCCTAGCGCCCTTAAATTCGTCAAGAATTTGTACACTCTTACCACGCAAAGCAAAAATGCTAGTGGCCATAATATTGATGTTAAAGTCAATGCAAGCGTGAACGGTTTCCCCTTCTCGGAAATCTTCTAACATGGCATCAACATGCGTTTTACGATCAAAATCAGGAAATACAGAAGCGCCTGATTCTTCAAAAGATGCTAAGTACTCACGGGCAAACGTTAAGGGATCGAGAAGGGCTCTAGCTTTTTCTACCGCTTTTGTAGAAAGATAAGGTGCCTGCGTATAATCAAAGTGAAAAGATTTCCAATCTTCATCGATAAGCTCATTACTATAAAGATCATGGAAATAATCAAAACCTCGGGGAGTGCTAATAATTAAAGCACGACTATCTTCTGGCCACCTTGTATCCATACAAGGCTTAATAACTCCTTCCCACAGCTGTTTAGGGGTATTTCCCGGTATTTTCCATGCTGAAAGTTCGTCAGCTACTACAAAGTATTGACCAGTGCCACGCATCCGATCTACTGCTTCAGCAGACCAAATTTTAAGGCAAACTTCTTCACCAAAATAAAATAAACCATCACGCTTAGAAGTACGCGTAGCGTAATCTAAAAGACCAAAGTTGTAGGCCAGCATTGGGTAAAAGACATCTTGCGCTTGTTGAAACGTTGAAGCTATTAGGGCAACATTCCGGTTAGGCGTGCCCTTTGGCATCTTGACGAGTTCTTCAATTGCTCCGGCAGCACAAGCGCCAGCAAAAACAGACTTACCCCAACCACGAGTTGCACAACATACCGCATAACGGAAATCCTTATCAAGCCACAGTCCTCTAAACATCTCTGATTGCCCAGGGTGTAAAGTGACGCCTTTACGGCTAAACGTATTTGGCAGCCCCAACGCCGTCATTGGCTACCTACTACGGTTACAGGCTCAGAGGTAAAAGAAAGCTCGTGAATAGTTAACCCTCTGCGGGCTTCGCCTTTTTTAAAAAAAGTTACACCTATGCCGATTAAATCCCCAGTAATTTGCTGTTCAGCCATGTTAACCGCGTCAACGCGTGAAGAATCTATAAAAGCTTCATGAATCTCGTCGCGTGTATGACCCGATAAAAGCCCCTTTAAAAGAGGGACTTCTCCAGAAATAGAGAATTTTATCCGTATGAGCGCCATTAGTGTGTAGTCTGCACAGGTTTGTTTTTAGCCGCAGCATTTATTGATTTATCACTGAGGCCAAGATCCTTGGCTTTCTTTTCTTCACCGTCTACATGAATTGAAACCTCTCCGCGATCTGTCAATTCAATACTAAACGGTATTCGGCTATCAGCAGTTTCCGTTGTGGGGTCTTGAAAGCGATAGGCATATTTCATAAGGTTAGTGTTAATACGCTCTTTAACCCCGTATAGGGTTGAGACAGCAGGCCAAGAGGGCTTAGCAGTGCCTTTAATAAACTTAATTGTTTTTTCAATCTCTTTGAGTAATTGAACCGAGGCTGTCAAAGGATCAAAATTTAAATTTTTAAAAGCTTCTACCGGATTGTGCGGGTCAATAGCTTGGGCATTTTTAGCCATAAGTTGGCTTTTACCCTGCCCCGTTCGGTCACCGTAGCTTTCTTTGTTTTCTTCAGTTTCAGCAGAAAGTTCTTTATCTGTGTCAGCCATTTAAAAAATCTCCCAACTCTTTTTACTTTGGGTCAAATTCGACGTGTATATGCGTAGATTCTAACACAACGTCAAACTCTTTTCCTAAAGCTTTACGCAGCCTTATACACATTTCTTCTTGATCACCTTTAGTGACTAGATCCCAAATGCGAACGTCTACTGCTAAGCCTACGTAATGTAAAGAATCCTTGCTGTGCTCCCCATCAGTTAGCGAAGTGATAGTAGTTCTTAACTTGCTATCAGAAAAACATTGCTCAATAACTCGGATAGCTAACAGTAATTCAGGCTGAATTCCGTTAAGCGTTACCCCGTCTTTTAAGTATAACGCCATTAAATGCAAGTCCTTAATAAAATTACAATCTTACTCATTTTCGCCGTCTTGCGCTTTTACGCTCTAATTCTTTCATTTTTGCTTCTCTTGCTTCGGCGCTTTTAGCCATTGCTTGTATTTCACGCTTAGAAGTTTTAAACCTTTGTATACGACGCATAATTTTTACACTCTTTTAAATTAATTGAGGAGCTGTCAGCTAATGTTACTGTTGCCTACTTCTTCTGTTTCTTTTTCTTGGAACGCTTCAGCGTCATTGGTGGGTTCTTCTTTGACTTGTACGCTATCGTCGCCATTACTGGTTTCTTCACTTAATTTTATATTTGCTTGCTTTTTGTTGTAAGTGCGCTTTGGTTTTTCTACAGGCGCAGGATTGAATGCTTTAGCACTGCGAGGATCAAAATCTGCATCATTAGTGCGAAATTGATGCACTACTAATGCTTTTCCGTATCCTGCCTTTTTAAAGTTTGCAGGATCATTCAGCCAATCTACCATCATATCAAAATCTTTACCATTAAGAAATTGATATTTATGCAAAAATATCAAACGGTCAATTACTCTAGTATCTTCAAGATTGTAACGCTGTTTGTAACCTTCAAAAAAATCTGCACACTTACTATCCTTTTTTTGTAAACCCGCTGCAAAATAAGATAGCACTTGCTCTTTAAGCACATCTGCAGGAATGTTTAAATCATACAGTACTTCTAAATTTACCCGTTGCATGTTATTCCTCCGATGTAATTGTAGTGCCTAATTTTTTATCAAGATCTCTAATAAGCGTACAATTTCCTATTACTCCGAACTCTAGCGTTTTTACTGCAATTGCTAATTCTTTAACTAAAAATTCCTGGCTTTTATAAAAAGCGCTAATTAGCACTACTGTGAATATAATAACGGAAACTGTATACAATACTACAACTTTTAAGTGTAAAATAAAGTTTTCGTTACGTTCTGTTTCAACATTTTTCATTTTTGCGCCCAGTCAGTGAGTGCTGGTATAATTTGTATTACCGCTAGAACTCCCATACCCGCGTACATTACCCTCTCTAAGGCAGTAACACGCACTTCATGTTTATCTAGCCGAATGTGTGCACGATCTACTGATTCCAATAGAGCATGCAATTGGCCTTCCCTTAACCCTCGTTGGTAAGCTTTTTCAACTTCATTTTCGCCAGTAATGTCACCCACTGCACTTTCCTAATAGCAAACTATAGCTGTTTAATTTGGAATCTAAAACTACGATCATGTACAAAACCTAAAGAAGTCGTAATCCGATTAGTAGCTATATAAAATTTCCCTAACACCCCTCCAGAAAAAGTTGTAGAGGTGACCGCATCTTCTATAGAGCTTGCGGTTTCATTAAGGCCACTAAGGGGGTCAATTATCCAACTTGAAGTTGTAATTGCCTCCCCGTCTTTAAGAACATCTATCCAATCCCAACCGTAATTGATTACAGAATCAGGATCTTTTATAAGATACTCCATTACGCACCCCGTTGTACCGTTGTAACCCCGGTTGGGCTGCTAAGCGTTCCAGGATTGCCATCTACAATGGTAATATCTCCAGGGGTGTCGTCTAGGAGAAGATGCGCAACAACAGTATCAGGCGTAGTCGTAGTATCTACCAAACCTGCATAACGTGCTACAATGTTGCCTCCAGAGGCGTTGTAAACAGCATTGGTAATGCCTAGCGTAGTTACCCCCACTACCCGCGTTACCACACCAGTAACACTGTCTACAGCATAACCGTTACCTGTAACCTCATTTGTTAATGTAGTGGCGTCGTCTACAGTAACGTCGCTAACATTACTAGCGGAAGTAAATAGACGGACTTCCAGCGCGTCATTTTCCCAATCAATGGTGTTATCGTTGATTTTTTCAATAGCGGCGTTGTGTGTTACCCATTGATCTACGGCCATGATTTTAACCTCTCGTTGCGGATTTAACTTTAAAAGTGTTTGTAATATATACAGGTTTAACTTTAAAAATACGTATGTTAGGCGGCTTGCCCCTTTGAGTTAACAGCGTTGCTTGCTGGCCTATATTAATTATAGCACCATCAACGGCAACAAGCGCTAAAGCAGTTGAAATTGTTCCAAATTGCGGATTTAAAGCAATTATATCGTTTCGAGCAATTAGCGTAATAGCCTGAGCGCTTGTAAAACTCCCTGATTGACTTTGAAGCAATACGGAATCAGCAGCAGCTGCTAAAAGCGCTGAAAGGTCTAATTCTGCTGATTGTGAAGATGCAGTTAATGCATCAGAGTTTGCGTTAAAAGTTAACGCTTGCGCTATCTCTAAAGCTGCTGCTTGACCTAGTGAGGTTATGCTATCAGTTAAGGCATTTAGTTGAAGCGCATCCCCCGTTACAAATTGCCCTGTTTGGCTTATAAAGCTTAAAGTGCCTTCTGAGCTTTCAAGGTCTACGGGCAGCGCACCCTTAGGCGCAAATACCCTCCGCGTGCTCGGGGTGCCTGTTACCTGTAGCGCAGTAATCATACGATTATGAACGTATCACCGTTACTGGGTGCCTCTGTAACTGCCGTGTAGGTAAGCGCCTTTGTGGTGCCGTTGTAATCTGTGATGTCCGTCGCCTGATTTACCAGCACGCCGGATGTCCAGACGATGACCCGCCCGTTATAGTGGTCGTCTGTCGATTCGGTGAGGTCCGTGGTCATCTCAGTGGTGGACAGGGTGCCCGTTACTGCTGCGCC